AGGCCGCAGCCGTATCGGCCACGACGCTGAACGAGGCATCGCACCTGTCCGCCGGCGGCTTGCGCGAACTGATCGTCGTCAGCCGCGAACTTGCATCGGGCAACCTGACGCGCCTTCCGGGATCGCTTAGCATCCTCGCGACGCGCCTGGGCGGAATCCCGCCGCAAGCCATCCTAGCCGCTGCGGCGATTGCCGGAGTCGGGTACGCCTTATTCGAGGCTGTCGACAGCAGCCAGCAATTCGAAGCGGAACTGGCGAAAATCCAGAACGCCCTCACGGCAAGTGGGCAGGGCGATTCCTTCGATACGTCGAAGATCACGCAATACGTCGAGGACCTGCGCCAACTGCCAGGGGTAAGCCGGGATGCTGCGACGGCCATCATCGGTGAGTTCGCGCGGATACACGATGGCGCGGAAATCATGCCGCAGCTGCGCGCCGATCTGGCGCCCTTTGCGCAGCTGATCGGAAAGGACATCCCGCAGGCCGCTAAGGAAATGGCGTCAGCCTTCAACGATCCCTACGAGGGGATGAAGAAGCTAGAGCAGCAGGGCGTCGAGTTCAGTGCCGAGGCTGTCGAGCAGATGAACGCCATGCACGCCATCAACGACGTGGCCGGCGAACAGCGCGTGCTGTTCGAGGCGCTTTCCGGTGTCCTCGGCAAGATGGTGGACACGGGCACGTCCATCCAAAAATTCTGGAAAGATTTCGGCCTTAGTATTGATGGAGAAAACGAAAAGGTTGCGGCAGCCGTGGCGGAGCTCAACAAGCTCGCCGATGCCTACGACAAGGCCGGAAACGCGAGTCTCGCCGCGCAGACGCGCATGCGTGCAGACGACCTCGATCCATACGGCTTCAAGACGCGCAACCTTCTCGATCCCGCCGGCCAGCAGGCCAAACAAGCCACGCAACTGACCATCACGCCAAGCCAGGACCAAATCGACAAGGCGAACACCTCACGCGAGGAGAACGCCGCGATCAAGGACGGTCTGGCCCTGTACGAAAAGGGCAACAGCGACCTCAAGGAAAAAGAGGAACACCAGAACAACCTGGTGCGCCTGCAGAATGACCTGAACGCCGCCGTCGCGAAAGGTGACGGCGATGCCGCCAGCAAAATCCAGGCGCAGATCGACCAGGAAAACAAGCTGTACGATCTGAAGGTAAACCGGAGCGACCGGCCCGAAGATCGCGCCGACATGGCCGATGCCAAGGGCGACGGCGAAGCCGCCGATGCCCGGATCAAGACCGAGCAGATGGTGGTCGACGAGAAAATCAAGCTTGGCCAGCTTTCCTCGTCCGAAGCACTGAAGCAGCTGAACGATCTGGCCGCGCAGGAGCACGCGGTCAACATGCGTCGTATCGCCGACATGCGGGGCGTTTACACCCGCCAGGGCGACCAGGCGGGTGTTGCCGGGCAAGATGCCCAGGCGGAAGTCGAGGATCAGAAATACGCGCAGCGCAAGATCCAGATCGATGAGCAGATCCGCGCCGACGAGGAGCGCACCGGCGAGCAGCGGATCGCCAATGAGGCAGCGGTCGCCGCAGCGAAAATCAAGACGGCGGAAGACGAGGTCAAACAGCGAGCGCAACTTGGAAAAATCAGCGCAGCGCAGGAATTCGCGCAGCTTGAAGACCTAGCCAAACAGGAAGATACGGTCGAAGAAGCCAAGTTTGCTGCATTGGCGGCTCTCTATCAAGGCGATCTTGCCAAGTACACGGAGGTGCAGCGGCAGAAGACGCTCGCCCAGCAGATAGCATCGCAGAAAGAGGTGACACTCGAAGGCGAAGCCGCAAAGGCTCGGCAGGCTGCTCAGGCGCAGGAAGACCAGCAAAATCAGCAGGCCGCGCAGCGCATGGTCGGTCCATGGGAGAACGCTGTCACAGAGATGGTTAATGGCACGAAGACGTGGCAGCAGGCGGTCAATCAGGCGGGCCAGGCCGTAGAAAATGAATTCGTAAGCACCTTCGTGAAAAGCATGGTGAACAGCTGGTTGTTCGGCGAAACCCAGAAGACAGCCGCCACCATCACAGGGAACTCTATTCGGACGACGAGCAATGCCGCCGCTGACGCCAGCAGCGCGGCTAGCGCCGCCAGCAGCATGAAAGGTACGGTGATGAACCATGCCTATTCGACAGCTGCAGCCGTCTATGACGATGTCTCTCAGATACCCTATGTCGGATGGGTGCTGGCACCCGCCGCCGCTGCCGGTGCCTTTGCGGCCGTAGCAGGGTTCGGCATGGATATCAACTCAGGCGCAGGCGGCTACATGGTGCCGAGCGACCAGATCATGAAGGTGCACGAGAACGAGCGCGTTCTGCCCGCCCGCTACAGCGCGGGCCTGGACGCCATGGTCGGGAACGCGGCGCAGGGCGGCGGCCAGGGCGGCCACACCTTCAACAACACGTTCCACGTCAACGCGGGCAACGGCGTTTCGGCGCAGCAGATTCCCGGCATGATCACATCGCACCTGGAAAAACAGCTGCGCAACGGCGCCTACGGAACGATGCGGCGGTCATGAGCAACAACTTCTTCCCCGCGCTGCCCGGCATCGCGTGGGACAATGTACGCACACCGGTGTGGCAGACGCGCCGCCAGCAATCGGTATCGGGCAAGGTCACGACGATGGCCGACTGGGCAAGCCCGCTGTACAAGTGGCAGCTGACCTTCGATTTCCTGCGCTCGAACCCGACCTACGGCGAGATGCAGACGTTGATGGCGTTCTACAATCAGTTGCAGGGCGGCTACGATACGTTCCTCTACATCGATCCGGACGACAACGCCGTCACCAACGAGCAGATCAACACCGGCGACGGTGCGACGACGACCTTCCGCCTGATCCGGGCCTTCGGCGGGTATGTCGATCCCGTGTGGTCGGCCAATATGGGCGTCGTGAGGGTCGGTGGCACCGCAAGAAGCGACGTGAGTATTTCGGCTGACCTCAGCAGCATCATCTTCGCCACACCGCCGGCTGCAGGCGCTGCCATCGTGGCCTCGTTCACCTGCGCCTGGCGCTGCCGCTTCAGCGACGACACGATCGACTTCAACAATTTCATGAGCCAGCTCTACGAGGTCAAGCAGCTGAACTTCGAAAGCATCAAATGAAGCCGTTTTCGCGGGCGCTGGCCGCGCTGTTCGATACGAACGAATTCGTGTCGTGCGACCTCTATACCTTCACGCTGCTGGGCGGCGGCACCGCGGCGCTGACGAGCGCGGATCATCCCATCCTATGGAACGGCGTCACCTATCAGCCGGTCGGTCCCGTGATCGACCGATCCGCCATCAGCCAGAAGACGGGCCTCGAGGTCAGCCAGGTCAAGATCACGCTGTACCCGACCGCGTCGGACATGCTGGAAGGCATCACCTGGCTGTCGGCGTGCAATCTCGGCTATCTCGACGGCGCCAGCGTCACGATCCAGCGGGCCTTCGCGCCGAACTGGCAGGCCGGCATTACGGGCACGATCCTGATGATGGCGGGCCGCGTCGGCGACGTTACGGTCGGCCGCTCCAAGATCGAGATCGAGGTCAACAGCTGGACCGAGATCCTGACCAACCAGATGCCGCGTCAGTACTACCAAAGCCCATGCCGGTTCGTGCTGTTCGACACACGCTGCGGCGTGGCGCGGTACAGCTACGATGTCGAGGTCGGGGCGGAGATCGCCCCGGTGGCGTTCAACGTCACCAACCCCGGAAACTTCCCCGAGAACTGGTTTGCTTATGGCACGGTGACGATGCTGACGGGCGCGGCAGCGGGACAGACGCGCTCGATCCTGTTCTCGCAGGCGACGGGGCCGAATGGCTTGTTCCTGCAGCTGACGGTGCCGCTGACCGTCACGCCAGCCTATAGCGATGTCGTGCAGCTGACGCCCGGATGCGATAAGCAGCTGTCCACCTGCCAGAACAAGTTCAACAACGTCGGTCGCTTCGGCGGCTTTCCCTACATCCCCGCCCCCGAGGTCGCGCTGTGACGGATCGCGCCGCCGTGATCGCCGAGGCGCAGACCTGGCTGGGTACTCCCTACCACCACCGCGGCACGCTGAAGGGGGTCGGCGTGGACTGCGCGCAGTTCCCGATGCTGGTCTATGCGGCCTGCGGCTTCTTCCCGGCCTTCGACATCGGCGACTATCCGCCCGACTGGCACCTGCATCGCAGCGAGGAACGCTATCTCGCCCGCGTCGCCGCTTTCGCGCGTGAAATCGCCGATCCGCGACCGGGCGACTTCGCGCTGTTCCGCGTCGGCCGGTGCTTCGCGCATGGCGCGATCGTGACGGACTGGCCGTCCATCGTGCATGCGGTCGTGAACCTGGCGGTCATTCCCGACAGCGCCGCCAGCGGCATGCTGTGCGACCGCCCCCGGAAATTCTTCACATTATGGTGAGCGCATGTCCCTGTTCGGCAATGCGGCGCAATCGACGGGGGCGACTAGCCAGACCGTCGCCAACGGCATCGACGTCCAGACCTCGCTCGCCGGCACGCCTATCCAGATCGTGTACGGCTGCAACCGCGTCTCGGGCAACCTGATCTGGTACGGCGGCTTCCAGGCCAACCAGAGCAGCAGCAGCGCGGGCAAGGGCGGCAGCACCAAGACGGGACAGTACGACTATCGCGCCTCGTTCATCATCGGCGTGGCGCAGGGGCCGATCACCGGCATCGCGCGGGTCTGGGCCTCCAACGCCACCTCGGAAATCCTGTCGGCGGCGGGACTGTCGCTGGCCTATGGCGGCATCGGCCAGCCGGCCTGGCCTTACGTGCAGGCGCTGACGCCCGGCGAAAGCCTGGGATACTCGGGCCTCGCCTATGTCTACGCCTACGATTTCGACCTGGGATCGTCGGCCGAGCTGCCGAACTTCAACTTCGAGGTCGAGGGCATCCTCGCGGGCTCGAACGCCCCCGCCCTGTTCGACGCCAATCCGGGGCTGGTGATCTCCGACGTGCTGACCAACCCGTATTACGGGGCGGGATTTCCGGCACAGTACCTCGGCGACCTCACGGTCTACCGCGATTACTGCCAGGCGCAGAGCCTGTGGATCTCGCCCGTGCTCGACCAGAGCCAGGATGCCGCCAGCCAGCTGGAGGATATCGCCACCGGCACCAACGCGGCCTTCGTGTGGTCGGGCGGCCTCTTGAACCTGGTGCCCTACGGCGATTTGCCGATCACCAACAACGGCGCCAGCTATACCCCGCCGCAACAGCCGCTGGTCGCGCTGACCGACGACGATTTCATCTACGCCGCGGGCGAGGACCCCGTCACCATCGAACGTTCGCGGCCGGCCGACCAGATCAACGCCCTCAGCCTCGAATACCTGAACCGCGCGAACGCCTACAATCCCGACCTGGTCCAGGCGCGCGACGAGGGCAGCATCGCGGTCTACGGGCTGCAGACGCAAAGCCCCGCCAGCGCGCATTATTTCTGCGACGGCAACGCCGCACAGATCTCTGCCCAGCTGCAGCTGAACCGCCAGGCGGTGCGCAACCAGTACACCTTCAAGCTGGGCTGGAAATATTGCTGGATCGACCCGATGGATATCGTCGCGATCAGCGATGCGACGCTGGGTCTTTCCCGGCAATGGGTGCGGGTCCTGTCGGTCGACGAATCCGAATGGTCGGCCAGCGACGGCGGCGTGCTGACCGTCAAGGCCGAGGAATATCTCTACGGCACGGGACAGGCGGCGCTCTATGCGCTGTCGCAGGGCACAGGCTACCAGCCGAACTACAATACGCCCGCCCCGGCCAGCGATGCGCCGATGTTCATCGAACCGACCTTCCAGCTGACCGGCGGCGTGCTGGAAGTGTGGATGGCCGTCGCCGGGCCTGCGGGCTCGTGGTCGGGCGCGGACGTGTGGATCAGCCAGGACGGCACGAACTACACCAGGCAGGCCAGCGTCGTGCAATCGGCGCGCTACGGGTATCTGCTGAGCGGCCTGGCCGCCGCGCCGATGGGCCTCGACCAGGCGGACGGGTTCGGGGTCGACCTGACCCTCAGCCAGGGCAGCCTGCCGGTCTCGCCGGGTCTGGCGGCGGCACAGGCGAATACCTCGCTGTGCTACGTCGATGGCGAGTTCCTGTCCTATGGCGCCTCGGCCCTGACCGCTGCCTGCCGGTACCAGCTCTCGCTTCTGAACCGCGGACAGTACGGCACGGCCTCGCCCGCGCATGCCGCAGGCACACCGTTCGTGCGCTGCGACACGTCGCTGGTGCAGCTGACAATCCAGCCGGGGCTGATCGGCAGCACGCTCTACGTCAAGCTGCTGGATCGCAACGCCTGGGGCGGCGGCCAGCCGGGCCTCGCCGATGTCGAGCCCTATACCTATACCGTGCAGGGGCGGGCCTACACCGAGCCGTTACCGGCGGTCACCGGCCTCGGCACGGTCTATCGCAACAATTTCGAGACCCTGGTCTGGACGCCGGTCGGCGATCCTCGCCAGCCGGGCTACGAGATCCGCCTCGGCATCGGCTGGGGGGCGGCCATCGTCATCGGCTCTGCCCTCGACGGCAGCGGCTTTCCCATCAGCGCACCCGGCACCTACTGGGTCGCGGCACGCTCGGGCTATGTCGTCTACGGCACGCCCGCCAGCGTCTCGGTGCAGGGCGCCGCCATCGTGCGCAACCTGCTGACCAGCTTCGACGAGGCCGCCAACGGCTGGACCGGTACCTGCGCCGGCACCATTCCGGTCGGCGGCGACCTGCAGCTGGATGCGGCGGGCAACATCCTGGCCGATCCGTCGCTGCTGGCCGAGGCCAGCGTGTTGAACTACGGCGGCTGGCAGTTGACGGGTACCTATACCAGCGCGGTCACGGTGAACGCACAGACCGTGCTCGATGCGCAGATCTCCATCGCCTATGCCG